TTGTGATAACCCGCAGCATCTTCCATTTCATTGTTCTTGTTCAAGAACTTCTTGACAAAATTATTAATGTCGCTTTGTGTTTCTTTTACCTCGTTTGTATTTTTAACGTTAAACCTATATTTTTTATCACCAACATCATAATTAAAACCTTTAAAGTTTTTATTAAATACATTGTCAGTTTTTAATCTAAATTCTTTAGTTTGACGTTCTACAACTTTTTTATTATCTTCCGACTCTTTGTTATATCTATTAAAGAAATCTACAGCCTTTTGTTGTTCTTGAGTCAACTTTGACCCAGCTTTAATTTCTTCATAGTATTTAGACTTTTGCCCGTCTAAGTAGGCTCTAGCGTTGGCAACTTGCTCTTTTAACGCTAACTTTTTTCTTTTTATATCTCTCTCTTCATCAACCTCTTCATCAATTGCAAACGAATCTTCCATCATAAAACTAATCTCATCGTCAGTTAAATGTTTTTTTGTTTGCTTATAATATTCTCTTAATACTGTGTTATCATCATACTTTGTGTAGTCTTGATTTAATCTAACATAATCTTGAACATCACCACCAGTTTCTTCCATAAAGTCAACTAGCTTTTGTATATTTTCTGGTAACTTTTTACCTGTCTCTTCAGCTTCAGCTATAGCTTCTTTAGTTTCTTCAACTAATTCTTCTACTTGTTCTTCAACTTTTTCTTCTTCAGTAACTTCTTCTAAAGTTGGTTGCTCTTCTTGTGTTTCAGTTTCCGGTTGTACTTCTTCTTGTTCTTGTGTGGTCCCGGTGTCCTCGGACTTAACATCCTCAAGGACTCTTGTTTCGTCAACAGTATCGTTTTTAGTTTCATCTTGTTCTTGGTTTTTTGGTTTATCTAAATTTACTTTTGTAACGTTATCTTCTTCTTGAGTTTTTTTAAGATTTACTTTAGTAACGTTATTGTCTGTAGTCTTTTCGACTACTTCTTCTTTTTTATTTTTTGCCATAATATAATATAATAATAATTAATAAATTTTATCTAGGATCAAAAGAACCTAAATCAAATCCTCCGCCAAGTATATCATTACCTGCAGACTCAAAGTTTTTAGGTGCTTTATCACTTTTTCTTTGATCTATAAGTTCACTTTGTTGTGAAGCTTGTATTCTAGTTCTTTCATCTTTACGATCTTCTTTTTCTTTTTCTTTTCTCTGTGCATTTCTACTTTGAACATCTTGTAACTGCATGTTCATTTCAAACTCTAGTTTCATCAATTCTTTTTTATGATTAACTTCTTGCATCATTTTCTTAAACTCAAGTTGAGCTTTAACTTGTTCTAACTGAGCTTCTGCTTGAGCCTTAACTTGATTTTTTTGTATTTCAGCTTGAGCAGCAACTTGTTGTGTTTGTGCATTAGCTTGTGCTTGGGCTTGAATATTTTGTTGAGCTATTTGTTGATCTCTAACAATTTTCTTTTGTCTTCTTAATTTTAATAATTGATTAGCTAACTTAATACTTTTTATTTCTCTAATATCTATAGCATCTTCAATGTCTATAGTTTGCTGTGCTAAAGAAGCTTGTATGTTGTTCTCAAGTATAGCTTTTTCTTCTTCATCAGGTTGTAATTCTAAAAATATACCAAAATCATATAAGTATAAATCTTCTAATTCTTTTAACGTAGCTAAATTATGACCACCTATTTTTTGCATAAAAGCATTTTTAGTTGGTGAATACTCTAATATATCTGATATTCTTAACGATAAACACTCTGCAGTTTCTGTAGTTAAATATAAACCAGCTTGTAATATATGTCTTGTTGCTGTATTACTGTTTGCTGCTGCTAGTTTTTGTATACCAACTAAAGCGTTTGGATCTGGTGTACTACCATCTCTAGCTTCGTTAAGCCCGGTAGTATCTCTAATCATCTGTAAATAGTAATTATAATTTGCTATTAAAGCTTGTATTTTATTACCACCACTACCACTTGTTATTTCTTGTATTGGTACTTTACCAGGATTCATATCACCATCTTGAGTAAACGATCTACCAATTACAGAACCTGTTTGAAAAAACATATTTAAAGCTTCTTGCGGGTTGTAGTTTGTGCCGTTGCCTAAATCAACTTCTGCTAAACCATCAGCATCTAAGTAAACACCATCAGGTACCATACGTGCCATAACTTGTTGCAGCTTTAAATGTGTTAGCTGTATCATATCTGCAAAGCCAGTAATACGTCTTACTAAACTTTCTATTCTACCTTTATACATACGTGGCGCTACAATAGAGTAATTCATTTTTACTTTAGTATAATCACTTTTAGGACGCATCATGTTTTTTGATATTTCCCATTTTAAAAGCTTGTTACTACCAAGTATTAAAGCGCCTTCATATAAAACTTCTATATTTCTTTGTAGCTTTACAAAGTTACCTTCTTTATCAGCTGGAGGATTAAATGTATCATCTTTTTCTATAGCTTTTTCTGCACCAGTACCAGTTTCTTTTACTTTGTATACTTCGTTCATGTAAGTTTTATAATTAAAATATAAAACTTGAACTTTATTATTATCGTGTTCATTATAGTTATAACCTTGATTATAGTTTGTTTTACGATAATATTTATTTTTAACTATATCCTCTAAATCTTCTTGAGTTAAAAAAGGGAATTGTTTTGCAAGTTCATTTATAGGTATTGATTTAATTTCTCCAACATAATATAAGTCTTCAAAATAAGGTGACTCGCTGTAAGAGTATATTAAATCAGCTGGATCAACATATTTAATCGTAACACCTTCTGAAGTATTAAAATCTGTTTTGACAGCGCCTATACCAAGTACAGCTAAGTCGTAATAAAATCTTCTTCTTGTTAAATCAAACCTATTACCTTCCATTAAAACTTTTATAGCTTGTTCTTCTGCTAGTTCTACGCTTTGCTTATAACTTAACTGCATGTGAAGTTGTAATTCTTCTTCGCTATCAGGAAGTTTTTCAGGATCTGTTTTAGTTAAATTTAAACCTGTATTTTCTCTAATAAAAGAATCTAAATCTTTAGCTAGCATATCATCAAGTATATTTTCCATATACTCAGTTCTTTTACTAACACCAAAAGGGTCTTGTGAATAAGCTTTTATATCGTACAAACGATCAGACAAACCATTGACTACTATATCTACAAACTTAGGTATTATAGGTACAGGTTTCCAGTCTAAATTTAAATAAGATAAATCACCATTAATAGATAATTCATCTTTATATTTTTGTATTGATTGTTCGCCTCTAGCATAAAGCCTTAAATTGTGAAAATTATTTTGATTTGTATTATATCTAGTATTGCTATGATCTCTATAAAACCACTCTGTCTCTATTGCTTTAGCAACTTTTAAACCATAATCATAACTTAACTTTTCAGCATCGCTTACTACTTGGCTTGGGAAATAATTTTTTATAACAGACTCTGCCATATATTTATTTTATTATTTTTGAATTATAACCAGTATTACTATATCTAGCTATATTTATGTTTAATTTTTGTTTCTCTATATTTGGATTAGGTTTATATAAATGCCTATTACAGGCCATTATAGCTAAACCACTACTAATTGCCGCGTCAAATTTTGTACGTTTGTTTATATCAAAACTACTCCAATCATTTAATGTTTTATTAAAGTACATGCTTCCGTAACTACCTGTTTGCATTTGGCCAACATGGCCTTGTATATACATTTCTATTGCAGCAGCGTGAGCTTGTTTAATATCTTCACTTGAGTTAGGTATACCACCTATTTCTTTTTCTGCGGTTGAAAGCTTATTCCAAGATTTATCAGGTCTATTCATACTATAACCTCTATAACCTCTACGTCTTAAATAGTATAATAATCTTGGTTTATTATTTTCCGCTAATAAAGGCATGCCATAAAATACTAACGCCATAAGCACATCTTCAAAAAATATATCAGCTGTTTGCGGTCTAGCTACATATTCTAAAAAAAACTGATTAGCAGGCGCGTCTTCCATACTAAACTTTGTTAAACCATGTAATGCACCTTTTGAGCCTTTACCGTCTACAGTACCGCTAATATCGTAGCTGTCGCAGCCAAAAGCACCCAAATGATCGTTGCCAGGGTATTTGCTTCCATTTTTTAATATAATTTTGTTTTGTAAATTTAAAGGTGGTACCCAGCTAATACTAAATCTACCTTTTGGATCTGGATAAAATATTACTTGTGTATCTTTTACACCATTAACCCATTGAAAATTACCAACACTTAATGCTGGTTTTACTTCTTCATTATAATCTATCTGCTCGTATATTCTAACTAAATTAAATATACTATTTCTTGCTTCATCTCTAAACGCATGTTCTTCAGTTCTTGGAAACTGTCTATAAAACTCGTTTAAAGCGTCTTGATCATTTTTTAAACCATCAGCTTCATTTTGCCAGTGATCTATAATACCTATATCTATTAATTGGCCGTCTGGTCCGTAGACATCATTATCTGGATTATCAAATACTGGATTTCCGTATTCATCAATAAATCCTTCGTAGTTCCACTCCATTGGGATAAACAAAGAATATAAGCCAGACTTTGTTTGTCCATTACGGTTTCGTCTTGATACATCCGAGTCATTGTATAGTTTTTTAAAATTATCACCTCCTTTGTCTAGCGCATTACTAGTACTACCCATCATGCATTTACCAACTATTCTACTACCTAAACGTAAACAAGTTTTTGTTACACGCCAGTTGTTTAATATATTATCAGGTCTTTCCCATTTACCACTTTCATCATGTACTAATAATGTAAGCTTTTCTCCATCATAACTATTGTCGCCTGTATTTTTCCAATCAATAGTAGTGTCAAGTCCAACCAAGTCTTCCTGCTTTTCATTAGCAGTAATCTTTTTACGAGTAA